GCAAGAATTAGTCAGAAAATAAAGCAGCTTGAAGAACAACTCTGATAATTATTTGGTTGAATGGTACATTGCAGTAGCAAAACGCAGGGGATGGCCTGAAGTTGTTAGATTGTTAGCCCAATACCCTGAAAAAGAAGAACGCATGAAGATGCTGATAAAGAAAAGATTAGGAAAATGAATGAGTTGGCTCTTTTCGCAGGTGCTGGTGGCGGAATACTTGGGGGAAAATTACTCGGATGGCGAACAGTTTGTGCCGTTGAGTGGGAACAATACCCAGCTTGCATACTTGCCGCAAGACAAAATGACGGATTACTCGAAAGTTTCCCGATTTGGGATGATGTTCAAACCTTTGACGGAACAGCTTGGCGAGGAATTGTTGATGTTATTTCAGGCGGATTTCCATGCCAAGACATATCTGCTGCAGGAAAAGGTGCAGGAATTGACGGAGAACGGTCAGGAATGTGGAAAGAAATGGCACGGATCATTTACGAAGTTCGACCCAAATTTGTGTTTGTGGAAAACTCACCAATGCTCACTCATAGAGGATTGGGAACAGTTCTTGGGGATTTGGCCAAACTCGGGTTCGATGCTGAATGGGGAGTGTTGGGAGCGTCAGATATTGGAGCAAAACACCACAGAAAAAGAATATGGATTGTTGCCCGACAACGAGAAATTCTTTCACACACCGACAACAGGAGCAAGTGGCGGAAGCAACAGTCGCAAAGCCTTAAAAAAACGCAAAGAAGCAATATGGCCAACACCAACAACTCCTTCGGGGGGGGGCAATGCTGGCGGTTCGGGAGCACACAAAAACGCACTCAAAAATGGAACTTACATACCATCTTCAATCAACCCGAACCTATACGAATGGTTGATGGGGTGGCCGCAAGAATGGACAGACTTAAAGCCATTGGAAACGGACAAGTACCACAAGTGGCAGCAATTGCATGGGAGTTATTAATGGAGAGAATGAATGAGAGAGATAGACCCTAATAAATGTATAGACTTCATATTAGAAAACGCAGGTAAATATGCCCAAGCAAAAGGTGAATTGGCACAACTTGAAGCGTATAAGAGTTCGCTCAAGGCCATCAAAATGGCTGAAACTAGCGAACAATCTCTCGGGGCACAGGAGCGTGAAGCGTATAGAAGCGAAGATTATCAGAATCTTTGTAAGGCGATTGGTCAGGCTACGGAAAACGCAGAACGATTAAAATGGGAATTAGAAGCCGCTAGACTTAGACACGCTACATGGCAAACCTTAGAAGTATCTAACCGTACACAAGATCGGATATTGAAATAATGTTAAAACTTACAGAAGAATTTTTAATCCTAAAGTTACTTTGCAAAATGTATGACGATGCTTTGAATCGTAAAGACTTCACACAAATGCTTGAAATTAGCGTAGACATAGCTGAATCAAGCGAAAAACTGGAGCAGTTGACTGTAGATCACATCAATGGTCACTAAAGTTGACAAAGAACGTTTCAGAAAAATTGCTGAATTGGGATGCTCATTATGTAGGCATTTATCGCTCGGTGAAACGCCAGCAGAATTGCATCACATTAGACGAACTATGCCGAGAAGCGTTAGTCCTGTTATCCCCTTATGTCCGTACCACCATAGAGGATCAAATACCAGTATTCACGGAATGGGCCGCAAACAATTCGAAATCGTGTACAAAATCACGGAAGAAGAACTCCTTGAGCAAACGAAAAGGCTCATAGGTGAGTAGCTGGCTAATCATTGTCACAGGTTTAATTTATGCCTATATAGGTATAGAACAGGGGTTTAAAGGCAATTTGCCTATGGCAGTTGTATATACAGGTTACGCTTTTTCTAATGTTGGACTATACATATTGGCAAAATAATGTAAAATGGTGCAATGCAACATAACTTAAAGGAGATTGCTATGTACACATTTGAAGAACAATTCAAGAAATATGAAGAAGTAATTGAGCGTACGCAACAAGCGTATGACTATTGGTTTAAATGCTTTATGACTAACTTGAAAAACTTTACAAAAAGTTTCTAAAAGTTTACAAAAGTAACCTTTTGCAACCTATAGGTAGCATTTAGTAACTTAGATGTTACTTATAGGTATAATTTTATATACAAAATATATACCTTTAGTCAACAAAAAAGTTTCCCGAACGGGAATAATGTTTGATATTTGCTAATTTTTTAAGCAAAATTTCCCGATTGGGAAAATTATAGTTCTAGGCCGTCAAAACCCATTTCAAACGCTACAATCTTGCACCGCCTACGAAATTCTGCGGAATGATGTAGCCATTTATCACCCTTTAAACGGTGAAAACTCATGTGAACCATCTCATGTGCCAAAGTTGTGAGCATAGTGTAATAATGCCCACAGCGAGCAGAAGAAATCGTAATAGTATGTTCATAGTCACCCCCTGTATCGTATGTGTAAGTTCCCATAGTATCTTTATCAGGAACAATTAAAAACTCTACTTCTTCAGGCAGGGGCATTTTCCATTTAGTAAATGGGTATAAGCAGCTTAAGCTGGCATACGCATTACGAGCGACTTCAGAATTTAGCTTCATACTTTATAAATTTGACCCCTAAACTCATACTCATCTTCACCTGAAACCATAATCATTTCAGGCATCAACATTCTGCCATTTTCCCACGACAACAATACAAATCCTGAACGCCAATCAACTGGGGCATCTTCCGTATAGTGTACAAAAGCGTCAGAATGTATATCAGCAAGCGTACCAGTTTGCACACCCCATCGTGTACCCATATTAAAAGCTGGGTTTAAATCGGTCACAGGAAACACGCTTAGATTGTGCGTATGCCCACAGATATAGTTGATCCCCGATTGCAAGGCATTGGCCCTTGTAGCACCAAATCCACCCTTCCAACGGTGTTTTATGCAAGTATCTTCATTTACATAGAATGACCAGCACGATTTCCACATAGGAAAGTGGTCTTTAAGGGAAAACCCTTGTATACCCTCATAAGATGTCGCACCGCTGTTAGATAAAAATGTTTCAAAACGGGCATCGTGGTTACCTAGACACCAAATTAAAGGGGTATCTTTTCTAGCGGCCTTTTCAATACCAGCCATCATTTCTTGACAGGCTTCTAATTCTTCTTTGACAGTTGGGGTTTTAGACCATTGGATTCTTTTATGGGAACTATTTTGACTGCCATCGAACATATCGCCATTGGCCACTACCGCCTTCAATTCACCTTTAAATTGCTTAATGATTGCTAATAGTGCTTTGTATGCTGGAGTTACTTCATCAGGTTGAAAATGGGCATCTGAAAACACCACAATTCGACCTTTATCCTTAATTTCAATGCCCCTACGGACATGACCTGAAGTTTGCTCTATCTTTTTAACTTCTTTTACTTGGTTATATCGAGCGTCTTTAGTAGTCGGCAACTCTATGCCTAACCTAAACTCTATTGACCTGCGTCTGTTATATACTGAACGTATATCGCACTTTAATTCTTTTGCTATTTCTACGGGACTGCCAATTTTTTTCCACAGAGCTATAAACTCTTGATCGTTAAGCCAATAACCTTGCATAAATAGCCTTTTGGTGTAAAGTTAGCCAATACTAATCTATTTTAATTGAAAATCAATGACATACGCACGAATTGATAGTAACCATAAAGAAATTGTGGCGGCATTAAGAGAAGTTGGTGCAACGGTTGTATCTTTGGCTGCAATGAAACACGGTTGTCCTGATCTCTTAGTGGGATATGCAGGAGAGAGCCTGTTAATGGAAATCAAAAAAGATGCCAAAGCAAAATTTACTCCTGACCAGCTAGAGTTTATGGCTAAATGGAAAGGTGGCCCAATCAGTCGGGTTGATAGCGTAGAAGCTGCAATCAGAGCATTGGGGGTCATTCAGCGTGTTAAATAAATACTTTGAACGCTATGAAAAGGCTTTATCTAAAGACTTTTGCGAATATGTAATTAAATCAATCGATTGGAATAAGACCGAAGCTGGCAAGTTAAATCGCAAAGAGCGTGGTGAAATTGACCCTAAATCAAGAATTAGTCAAATTTACTGGGAAGAACTGTTAACACCTATTGGATGCGTGGTGCAATCATATATTGTTGAAGCCAATAAGAATTGGAATTATGACATCCGTAGGTTAGAAAATATACAAATGTCCCAATATGGGATTGGTGGCCACTATAACTGGCACATGGATTCAAGAGCACCTGTAAATAACGAACAACGCAAACTGTCTATCAGCATTTTGCTAAACGATGATTTTGAAGGTGGTGGGCTTGAAATAGAATCAAATAAAGATGAAAATGTATTAAAATGTCAGGGAGATATAGTAATTTTTCCATCATTTTTACAGCATAGAGTGTTACCTGTGACGGATGGAATTCGTTATTCAGCAGTTTCATGGGCTTATGGCCCAACATTTAGGTGAGATTATGGAAAAGTCAATGGCGTTGTTTTTAGCAACTTTGCTACATTCGGGTACAAATGCCCATTTTTTCCATTGGGCTACCAAGTCTTACGCTAAACACAAGACGCTCGGCAAGTTTTACGAAAACATTATTGATCTGACCGATCAGCTTGCCGAAGCGTATTTCGGTTGTTATGGTCAAATCACCCAGTTTCCTGCGACTTACCATCAGCCAAAAGAACCATTGGCTTATATGCAATCCTTACAAGCGTTTGTAAAAGATGCCCGTCAAGACTTGCCACAGGAATCAGAGATTGTGCAATTGATTGACAATATCGCCCAAGAAATTGACACCACTATCTACCTACTTAAATTTAAAGGTTAATCATGCCACTCGATAAATCAGGCACAGAAGCATCCGTTGGTAAGAACATTAAAGCTGAAATGAAGGCTGGCCGCCCTAAAAAGCAAGCCATCGCTATTGCCCTTAATGTTGAGCGTGATAATGCCAAAGGCAGTCGCAAAGCTAAACTAGAAGAAGCCTATGGTCGTTTTCTAGGTAAGCGTGACGCTGAATAATGAACCGCAAAGATGCCATTCGTGCCGCAGTAGAAAAGCACGATAAGCCTATTCCCAAGACTACGGTTGGCAAAGGTAAGAACTATCTACCAGCAAGCGAAGGTGCAGGTATGACGGCTAAAGGCAGAGCAGCATATAACGCCAAGAACGGATCACATTTACAAGCACCCCAACCTAGCGGATCAAGGCACGATAGTTTCTGTGCAAGGTCACAAGGCTGGACAGGGGAACGGGGCAAAGCAGCAAGAGCAAGGTGGAAATGTTAATGAAAAACGGACTTTACGCAAATATTCACCGTAAACAGGAACGGATCAAGAACGGTTCGGGTGAACACATGAACAAGGTTGGTAGCAAGAACGCCCCAACCGCCCAAGATTTTAAAGAATCGGCTAAGACTGCCAAGCCACAAAGCAGAAAAGACATGATTCGTCACAAGATGAAGGATATGTAATGAAACACATGGATCACAAATACCCTAAAGGTAACGCTTTATTGCGTGAACATAAACAATCTACGTTAGAAAAGAACCAGCAACAGCGTTTAGACCGTAGAAAGCTAATTGCCAATAAACTTAAAGATTTGGATAAAGAAGTCAAATAGTAGTAGAATTAACTTATCTTAATCAACCACTTGGATAAGGTATGAGTAATAAACAATTAAAAAATATTAAAGGTTCTGGCAGACCTGCTGGTAGCCCTAATAAGTCAACAGCCCTTGCTAGAGAAGCGATTGCCAAGTTCGTGGATGGTAACGCTGATAAATTGCAACAATGGCTTGACGAGATCGCTATGAATGAAAAATTAGGGCCAAAAGTGGCATTTGATTGCTTTATGCAAGTCGCTGAATACCATGTTCCTAAGCTATCCCGTGTAGATCAAGTGCAGGACAGCACCGCAACCATCACCCATATATACAAATGGCAAGATGACTGAAGTAGTCCATGAGTTTGAATATAAGGTTAGAGATGCTTTTAAAGACTTTCACAAGCGAAAACAACGCTGGGCAGTCTTAGTATGTCACCGAAGGGCTGGAAAGACCGTAGCCAGCATTAATGACCTGATTAAAAGGGCTATTAAAGAAAACAAGCCCAATGGTCGCTATTTTTATATGTGTCCATTTTACAGTCAGGCTAAATCAGTCGCATGGGATTATTTATGCCGCTTTGCAGCACCAGCTATGGTTAAGGCTAATCAATCAGAATTATGGGTAGAACTGCACAATGGTTCAAGGATTCGTTTGTTTGGGGCTGATGCTCCTGACGCTTTGAGAGGAAATTATTGTGATGGAATTGTACTAGACGAATATAGTGATATGAAACCCCGTGTATGGGGTGAAATTATTAGACCTTTGCTTACAGACCGTAATGGATTAAATGGTCATCAGACTTGGGCTGTATTTATTGGAACTCCTAAAGGCCATAACAGCTTTTATGAAATATACAAAAATGCCCAAAATAACGATGGTTGGTATACAAAAATGCTTAGGGCAGACCAATCAGGTTTAATCGCTGAATCTGAATTATTAGATGCCCAGCAATCTATGTCAGCCAATCAGTATGAGCAAGAATTCCTGTGTTCATTTGAAGCAGCTATATTAGGAGCGTTTTATGGTCAAGAAATGCGTAGGATCACGGATATGGAACGGATTACTACTGTTGACTATGACCCTATGTTTCCTTGCCATACTGCATGGGATTTGGGTTTCAATGATTCCACTAGCATTTGGTGGTTTCAGGTGGTCTATGGGGAGATACGGGTACTAGATCACCATTCAAGTAACGGTCAAGCCGTGCCGTTTTACACCATGCTTTTGCAACAAAAAGAAGATGAATTTGGGTACAAATATGGCTATCATTACCTGCCGCATGACGCTAGAGCAAAAACAATGGCAAGTGGTGGTAAGAGCATAATTGAACAATTTTCTGCAAAAATTGACATAAAACATCTAAAAATCGTACCAAATCTGTCATTACAAGACGGAATTCAAGCAACACGACTTGCATTAACTCGCTGTTGGTTTGATAATAGATGCGAAGAAGGTATCGAATGTTTGCGTCAATATCAACGAGAGTGGGATGATGATAAAAAAGTATTTAGGGATCGCCCAAAACATGATTGGACAAGCCACTCTGCCGATGCGTTTCGTTATCTCAGTATTGTATGGAAAGATGAGGACAGCCCTATCCTTAAAGACACAAGAGTTAAAGGACTTCATGTTGGGCAAACTGATGTAAGCCTAGATGAATTATGGAAACAAACCCCCAAACAAACTATTAGAAGGATTTAATCATGTCAGGCGTTAATCAACCATTTGGAACATTCTACGAAACCGTAGCCGCATCACAAACTGCCCAAGTTTTAGGCGTTACTGGTGCTGCTGGTGATACTTTAATGCGTTTAGTCGTTACTGTAGGTGTTTCTCTTACAGGAACAGTATCTTTATTAGACGGTGCTACATCTTATCCACTATTGCCAGCAAGTCTACCTGTAGGCGTTTATTCTATTGAAATCAACGCTGTATCAGTAAACGGTGCGTGGAAAATTACTACTGGTGCTGGTGCAACCGTGTTGGCTGTAGGTAACTTTACTTAAGGATTTATATGGATCACACATACCAAGATTGGTATAACTGCATTGCCCAGTACGAGCGTACATTCAAGGAATGGGAAGGTAGAGCCGACAAGATTGTTAAACGGTATCGTGATGACCAACGCAGTAGAAAC